CTTGGCTCTCTCTTTAGCGATTTCTTTCTCCCGCGCCTCCGCTTCTTTACGAAGTTTTTCGTTTTCCTCTTTTATTCGCTCCTGTTCCTTGCGTTCCTCCTCGGCTATCCGCAATCTCTCTTCCTCGGCTTTTCTTTCCGCCTCTTTTTGTGCTTCCAGTGCAACCTTGGCTCCATTAAGAAGCTGGTTGAACCCCGCCTCGCTCATTTCCTTTAGGTTGTAGACCGAGACATCTTCAACGTATGGTTGCAATTGAGATATCCTATCTAGGTTTATTTTTTCTTTGCGTTGCTCTTCTTGGATTTCTACAAACTTTTCTTGCTTTTCAAGGTGTTCTTCAATAGGGACAATGACCGCCTTGATGACATTGGATATTCCGTCAATCGCTTTGCCCTCGCGCAAGGATTGTTCCTTGAGTTCTTTCCTTTTGTTTTCTGCGTTCACCCGTATCGTTTTAAGCGCGAGTCGTGCTTCTCTGGCTTCCTGCATCTCTTGCGTTTGCGAAACATCCTTGATCACAATACTTTTCGCTTTCGCCTCCCACGTTCTCGCCTCTTCAAGAAACCCCGAAAACTGTTTGACAATAATTTCCGCTTTTGTCGGCTCCAGTTCATTCACTTTTAATATCTCCACAAGTTGATTTTCCATAAACTTAAAATGTTAGCTCCTCCTCAATTTTTTTAATCTCCTCAAGTGTCTTGCGCTCTAGCTCTAAATACTCATCCACCTTTGATTGCACGCTCTCACGCGAGACTGTGTGATGGAACAGGTCTTTCGGCATCCGTGGGTCGTAGAACACGAAGTACAAAGTTTCTAGTTTTTCGTTTACAATAAAATACTGAAGCACCTGCATTTCGTAGTCGCTCGGTATCTCTTTTGTGAGCCACGCCTCAATGTGTTTTGCAGAGGCGAGGCATTTCACCTCCACCGCCTCTGCCTCTCCGATAAATCCGTCCGGTGATATGCAGATGTTCTCATCATCGTCCCTGTGCCATGTCACCAAGGAAGCGTCTACTTGCTTACCCGTCTCTTCTGAGAAGCGAGCGATAGCTTCCTCCTCCAATCTGTGTCCCCTGTCCATCGGGTTTTCATCCGAGGGTGGGAGAGCGACACGTTCGGCAATTAACTCATAATATCCCGATAGTGGTTTTTTGTCTCTCTTGGAGAAAAGTTTACCGAGCTTGCTTCCGGTGATACGCCCCATGCGAGAGTCAAGCCACTCCTGCTCACTATTGTACTTGCGAGTTATCATATTCTTGTTTCTCTTTAACGAGGATTTCTAATCTCTCTACGATTGTTGGAAAGCTTTCATCTTTGAGGGGCAATTCTGTGAGTGAAAGAACATCTGCAGATATCTTTTCTTTGGAAGCTGTATCTCGTCCGAGCGAACGGAGCAAAAACACAATGCGAGACTTATCTGATTTTGCATCTTTCTCTTTTCCCACATCGGTAGCGTCCGTGTCGTCCTCTCCTGTGGAGATACCGAGTGCGTTGCAGAGAGAGTACCTTTTCGCGAACGTGAGAGCCGAAGCAACCTTTTGAGGAGCCGTCATGTATCCCTCGGAGTCAATCGGGACCCTGAACGAACTTGTGGCTGTATGACCTAATTCATGGGTGACCGAACAAATCGCTGTGATGTTGGTCGGCTCGTTCGCGACATCCCATGAGTAGGAAAGTCCATTGCTCGTCAGTGGCTCTCGGATCGCGGTGATGATGGAGTCCAGTGGAGCGAACTGATATCGGACACTCCTCCCGTCCTTATTTAACACTTTTTTTGTTTTAACAATTGTCGGACAAACTTTCTGGAATGACGACAATGCTCTCACAAATCCTTCTTTGGCTTGTTCTGCTTTTACTTTTTCTCGGAGGGAGAAAAGACGCTCCATAGTCTCCACCGGAAGACCCGCGCTGATCGCTTGTGAGATGAACGTGCTTACTTCATTTGGGGACTCGGCTTTTACTATTTCTTGATTTTTCATATCATTATATCGCTAAAAAATACTGATAATGTGTTCCTCCACCCCGTCAGTCTCCACAAACGCCTAAACTTTGAGTAGCTCATAGTGGTCTTCTGTGATTACTCCCATGCTAATAAGTTTCTGCATTCTCCTCTCGTGATCTGCTTTCGCCTCGCACTTCGTGGTGCAGTCTGAATGACAGCAACACCTCTCGTCTGGCTCGCAATACGACCCTCCATAACAGAGGTTGTCGCAATTTCCGAACCTTGAACCGTTGTAGCTCATGGCTTTAATAGTTATACCTTTGTCCTCCTCCCCATGAGTAAGAGGAGGAAAACAAAAGTCTCATGAATAAAAGATTTGATTAAACCAGAGAGTCGCTTGGTTTTGGCTTTTCCGGAGCATGGCTCCTTTTTCACCGCCACCGTACGATATCACTCGTTTAATCTTGCCTGCTAGCAGTCTAGCTTACTGCGTATTATTTGTAAAGAAAGTTATCCACATCCTTCACAACCTTGCGAACGAATCCCTCGGACACCCTGAACAATCTAGCTGTCCCTCGCTTGGTGTAGCCATTCTTGACGTTCTCGACAATCTTTGGCTTGATTTTGAGTAAATAATTGGCTTTTTTCTTTTTTACTGGCATTTGCGTATTCTAGCATACAGTTATCCACAGTGCAAGGTTTTTTAATATTCGTGAAAATGTGGTACAATGTAGGCACGCTTGTAAGAGCGTGGCCGGTTCGGAAAACCCTCCAATATGAAACTCGTTTGTGGCGGAGGCTCGCAAGGAAACTTGCGCGTCCCGGCCAGAGACGAGTTTTTTATATGGAATATATAGACAAAGCAAAAATACTTACGAAGTTTTTTAACATATATGGATATGGCAATTTTGATCTGTCTCTGGAGGAGATAGCTCACATAATTGAAATGTTGTGCACAAAAAAAGAGAACGCATTTTTAGAGGTCAATTTACAAGAACTATATGAACGGCTTGAAAAACAAAGGATGGGTTAGACTCCATAGGAAGATAGAGGATAATCCCCTATGGCTGTCCGAGCCATTCACTAGAGGCCAAGCATGGGTAGATTTATTTCTGGGGGCTAACCATAAGGATAGTAAGATGATAATTCGAGGCAATATCGTGCCTCTCAAAAGAGGGCAGTTAGGGTGGTCAGAAGTTACAATGACAAAGCGGTGGACTTGGAGTCGAGCGAAGGTGAGACGCTTTTTGAAATACCTAGAAAACGAACAGCAGATTGTACAGCAAAAAGACCGCTATATTACTACAATTATAACGATTTTGAAATATGATGAACACCAAACCGATACAGCAGACGATACAGCAGAAAGACAGCAGACGATACAGCGGACGATACATAAACAAGAAGTAAAGAATGTAAAGAATGTAAAGAATAACAACCCCCCTACCCCCCAAGGGGGAGAGGGTTTTGAAAACTTTTGGAAGATTTACCCCAGAAAGGTAAACAAGGTCGGAGCCAAGAGATCGTGGACACGACTAAGACCCTCAAAGGAAAAAACAAATGAGATTATCCAAGCAGTAGAAAAATGGAAACAAACCGAGCAATGGCAGAAAGACGGAGGACAGTTCATCCCACACCCCACGACTTTTCTAAACCAGCAGAGGTGGGAAAACATACCAGAGATGACTAAATCATTAACAATTAACTGCAACTAACATGGCAGAAGTAAAAATAAAATCAGTAGGTTGGCAGGAAGTGCCATACGGGACAGCCGAAAACGTAAAGCGCATTTGGGAGGACGACAAGATTCCGAGCAACACAAAAATCTCAGTAAAGAATTACACGATACTGAAATCGGACATTGGAGGTGTTAAAATGGAGGACACAGATCAGAAAAACAAAATATACAAAGAGTCCGACACAGACTTTCTCACATGGAAAAAACAAATCATAAACAAAACCCCCGAAGAAAAAGCCGACATAGACTGGCGCAGAGTGGACATGCTTTGGTGGGCGGGCAACCATAAACAACAGATGCCCGAAGACGTTAGGGAGAAAGCAAGAGCATTACAAATTCAATTTTTCACTGAGAATAAAAATAGGGTAACCACGAACGGCGCAATTTACCAGACACTGTTCATGCCACACATAAAAAACAGCGAGAGAACGTACATGTCATTCTCCGCTCACAGGATTATTGAAAACACCGAAATAACAGATCGGAACATGAAAGTATGAAGCGCACTCCCTTAAAACGCAAGACAACCCTTCGCAGGACACCCTCCCAGAAGCCACACAAGCCACGGAGAGGCACGAAAAGGGGTCTAAAGGTATCTCTTACCACCTCTGACCTAAAAAAAGAGATACAGAGGCTCCTGCGCGAGATTGTGATAATCAGGGACGGTGGGTGTTTTCTGCGCCATTATCGGGACAGAATAAATCCCCAGTACTTGAATTGCGGACCGCTAAAGAAAAACGGAGAGCTGATACTTCAAGCTGAACACCTCCACAGCAGAACTCATGCTATATCTTTCGCCGATCATCGCCTAGTGGTTTGTTGTTGCCAACGTCATCACTTTTACTACAAGCCACAACACAGCGCGGAATACAACGAATTAGCTAGAGAGTTTATCGGAAAGAAGCGAGCAGAGCTGTGGGACTTTGTCAAGGATTACCACCGACCTCACAAGGCTGATTGGGGATTGGAGATCGTGGCACTTCGTGAGGAGTTAAGGTTGCAAAAAAAGCAGTTGGTGTGATATAATTTATCAAGACATTTTAATAATTTAGTCAAATGTTTTATATACTAGGCATCATCACCGGCATTCTCCTCTCTCTTCTTTTCTTCATCGTGGCGCGCCGTCCGGAAACTCATCGCGCAATCCAAAAGGTCGAAAAATTAACAGGGAAAAAGGGTTCCATCCTTGACGCAGAGTCTGATAATTTAGATAATTGGGTAAACAGTTTATGAGCAAAGAAAAAGAAGAAAAAAAAGAAAAAGTAGCGGAAACCCCCGAGCAAAAAATCGCAAAACTTGAGCAGGAAATCACGGAGAAGTTTTTTGCGGAATATCAAGCCCTTGTGAAAAAGTACAAGCGCGACTTTGAGCCGACAGCGACGATTAGGATCATTAAGAAATGACTTGTCGACACACATGGAAAAGAACATTTGAGGATAAAGGAGGTTTCGTGGAAGATTGTACTCGGTGCGGACAGCGAGAAGGATACAGGTATAACAAGTTCGGCAGAATCGACAACAACAGATATTTAAAAAACCACGCAGTAGATTTCGCACAACCAGGAGGCGCGACTGATAAGTTATTCAGAGAAGTATACGGAGAGAAACACGCAGAGCAATCTACGAAGATTAACAAACCGCAGATACATGCGTACTGAACATGGCAAGAGAGCTCACTAAAAAGCAAAAAGGTTTCGTGAGGGATTATGTAAAGACCGGGATAGGAGAAGTAGCGGCTAAAAAAAACTATGATGCCAAGAATGGCGATACAGCCCGTTCTATAGCTTCGGAAAACTTGACAAAACCTTATATTATTGAAGCTGTCAAGGAGCTAGAGAAGAAGATGTCCGACAGAATCCCAGATGACCTTTTAGAACAAAGACATTTAGAGCTTTTGAACAAGCGGGAAAAGAAGATTACGGAGGACGGCGAAGAGATAGACGTGGGTCCCGATGTGCAAGCGGTAACAAAGTCTCTCGACATGGCATACAAACTCAAAGGTTCGTACGCCGCCGAAAAACATCAAAGCACAAATCTGAATGTGAACATTGAGGCAGGCAACGAGGAGCTGGACGCCCTCCGAGCGAAGTACGAGGAGGAGTTGAAAGCTAAATATGCAAACGTAGAAAAATGAAAATATCCCAAGAGCTATTGAAGAGACTGGAAGAGGCGGCCACCTCCAAAGAAAACATTAAGGTCACGCGTGAGGAGTTCCTCGATTACTTCCGAAGTCTTGCCTACTCGACCGAGGAAAGGGAGGGTGCTTTCAAGAAAGGTGACGCGTTGTTCTACAAGGGGATAAAAGTGATTTGCGGGGAACGGGTGACACTCAATCAATAAAGAACTATGAGAAAGGTATTCAGCTATAGAAATTTGCGGATTGTAGTAGGGGAGACTTTACGTTACGGACAGTCTACAGATTTTGGTGGGAGGGTAGAACACGGTGTTATGTTTTCGTGGGGTCGTGTCTTCCTTTATTTTTGTTGGAAGACGTCAATTCGAGAATGACTGAACAACACACAATGCAGATTAGGTTCGTTCCAGTACCCCTTGGAGAGCGTACAGACCATGAAGGTATTTACAAACTCGACAGCGGGTGGTTCGTTGCGCTTGCCGAGTGTGGGAAGAAGAGTGGAGGATGGCAAGGTAAAACTCCAGAGGGAGTGCGAAAAGCGATGCAACATCTCGTAGAACATGGTAAATGGCCAGATGGAGTGGCCCTGAAGTAAAATGACTCTCTCTGACATCTCAATCCATTCTTGGCTCCAAGAGCATAAAATCCGTAATGAGACAGGCGTGCCGATAGAGTTTCGTGACCACCTCTACCTCTTTGACATTTACGCAGACCAGTCACCGAAGCTCGTATGTTACAAGGCGGCGCAGATTGGCTTCACAACGATGGCGCTACTGAAAGCTATCTGGCTTGCCAAGGTTAAGCGGATGGACATCATCCACACAATGCCTACGGTGACAGACGTGCGGGAAATCATCGGAGGCAAGATAGGACGTTTAATTACTAACAACCAAATTTTACAGGAGTATGTCAAAGACAAAGACGCAATCGAGCAAAGGCAGTTCGGGGACAACATCATCTACTACCGAGGCACGTTCACGGAGAAAAGCGCAATCGGGGTCTCGGCAGACCTCATCATCAATGACGAAGAAGACCGGAGCAAGCAAGAAGTCGTCCAGCAGTACGCCTCGCGCCTCCAGCACTCGACAAAAAAGTGGGAGTGGCATTTCTCGAATCCAAGTGTCGAAGGCAACGGAGTTAGTAGATATTGGGGAGTTTCAGATAAAAAACATTGGTTTATCAAATGTAACTCTTGTAGTCGAAAACAATATCTTGAGTGGCCTGTTTCTATCTCCAAAGAAAAAAGAGCCTTTGTGTGTAAGCATTGCGGGCATGAACTCAGCAGGGAGGAAAGGCGTGTTGGTGAGTGGATTCGGAAGCACAGAAACCGTGAATATTCCGGCTATTGGATCAGCCTTCTTATGGCCCCGTGGATCACAGCAGACGAGATAATCAAATACCACGAAACAAAATCAGCAGAATACTTTAGTAACTTCGTTCTCGGGCTTCCCTATGTGGGAGAAGGCAATCAAGTCACTCCTGACATCATCTACCGGAACTGCACACAAGACATCAACGAACAGAAAGGTAGGATAGTCATCGGGTGCGACTCTGGAATCAAGAAGCACTACGTTATTGGAAACAAAGACGGACTTTTCTACTACGGGGTAACAGAAACATGGAAAGACATAGAGAGTTTGCTTGCGAAATATCCTCGCTCCATAGCAGTCATAGACGCTTTACCAGACATCACCGAGCCAAGAAAACTGCGTGAGAAGTATCCTGGGCGAGTGTTCTTGTGCCACTACGCACGAGATCGCAAGACATTCCAAGTAGTACGTTGGGGGCAAGGAGCCGAGGCAGGAGCTGTCACCGTAGACCGCAACAGGGGCTTACAGATGGTCATTGACGAGCTTGCGGACAAGAGAATACCACTACAAGGGACAAGGGACGACTGGGAGGCATTTGAGCAACACTGGGCGACACTCTATAAGATTGTGGAGGAGGACACGTTGGGCGTACCACAATTCAAGTGGGAGACAAGTAATGGTATGGATCACTGGGCGCACGCAACTCTTTACTGGCGTACCGGAATGAACAGATTCAAAAACGATGGCGGTAAGATATTCACCGGAGAGGAGATAAATTTCCCTTCTGCGCCTGAAGCACTATCTAACAAAACCATTTTGACATCATCACCTGTAATTTATGAAGAAAGAGAACAAGATGACTGGAGGCAAATATAACATTGAAATGACGGCAGAAGAGGCGAAGCTCTTCGTGGAATACCAGAAGCACCGAGGGTTGTTTCTCAAGCTCTTGGACACGGGGGTTTTTGATACCAAGAATGGGCAGGTAACGATAGATTTCAACTCTGATGGCACGATGATGCAAGTGCAAAGACGCATGATTATGTACAGAAAGAAAACTGTGTTATAATTATCCTGTAGTCTAACCGAAACATTCGGCGACATTTCCCCCAAAGGGAGCTGTCGCCTTTTTTATATGTCAATACTAGATGGATTTTTCTCCCTAGCAAGGGACATAAACAAAGTTAAAGAAACCGAGGAGCAAGCTCGCGAGGGTGTTGTGTCCGACCTTGTACCTGAATTAAAGCTCTCCATGAGTGATGAGGAGCTTATTGCGCTCAAAAAGTCGTGGATAAAACGCTGGGAGCCATACAGCGAACAGATACGAAAGCGCCAAGACGAAAACGAAGCGTATTGGCTCGGTGAGCATTTTTCACCAGGGTCCGACATTCGTCCACTGAAAGATAACCTTATTTTTGAAGCACTGGAGACTTTCCTCCCTATTGCCACTCGCCCCACGGCAGACCCCGTGGTTGATTCCGATGATTCTGAGGAGGGGCGTGCTCTTGCGGACAAGGTGCGTAAAATGCTTGTACACCTATCGGACAAGCTTCGCTATAACCTAAAGGTCAAACAAGTTGTCCGTTTCTGGGCTTTATATAAACTAGGCGTCATTAAAGTGGGCTGGAGTACCACCACCAACGACATCACCTGCAAGGCAGTACGTCCCCAAAACCTTATTCTTGAGCCAGAAGCTACCATTGAGGAGGGACAGTATTCGGGCTATTACATTGGTGAATATATAAAGGACATTGCTTTTGATTTAGCTTTGCGCTTCCCTGATAAAAAGTCCTTTATCAAAGAGAAGGTAAAGGACAATATGGGAACACAAGTCCGCTACATCCAGTGGTGGACGAAAGAATATCTGTTTTGGACTCTTGATGACGAAGTGCTTGATAAGGTGCGCAATCCTCATTGGAACTACGAAACCGAGGAGCCGACCATGAACGAGTTTGGCGTAGAGGAAAAGCAGAAGGTAGAGGGCAACAATCACTTCTCTGAGCCACAAATGCCCTATGTTTTTCTTTCAATCTTCAACCTTGGCAAGCAACCACATGACGAAACTTCTCTCATAGAGCAAAACATTCCACTCCAAGATTTAACAAACAAGCGTTTATCGCAGATTGACAAAAATGCTGACTCGGCAAATGGGGGATTGATTGTCTCCGGTGATGCCTTCACGGAAAAGCAAGCAGCCGTAGCCGCGAAAGCATTGCGAAAAGGTGGAACAATCTATGTCCCACAAGGAGACGTGGATAAAATGGTGCGTAGAGATACCGGTGCACCCATGCCACCTTTTGTATATCAGTCCCTACTGGACTACCGCAACGAGCTACGCAACATCTTTGGGACCCGTGGCTCTACCCCACAGGGGACAATGGGGGAGCAAACTGTACGAGGGAAGCTCATCACCAAAGGACAAGATCAAGACCGTATCGGAGGAGGTATTTCTACATTCCTAGAACAATTCTCTGACCAAGTATTTAACTGGTTCGTACAGCTCATGTATGTGTACTACGATGAGCCACACTCCGCCTCTGTTCTAGGACAAGAGAGAGCGCGCGAGTATATAACGTTAAAGAATAGCGATTTTGTGGCAGATCTTATGGTGTCGGTGAAAGACGGCTCAATGCTTCCACAAGACCCTGTGAGTAAGCGCAACGAAGCTATTGACTTGTGGGGAGCGAAAGGGATTGACCCGATTACATTCTTTGAGCGCCTTGACTTCCCCAATCCAAGAGAGTCCGCCAAAAACCTTTTCCTATGGCTTTCTGACCCAGTGCAACTTTTCCCTGACTTATTTGCACAACAACAGCAACAACAACAGCAACAGCTTCTCCAACAGCAACTCCAGCAAGTCCAACAAGCGCAAGCAGAACAAGGACAGCAAAGAGAAAAGCAAAGAGGAGATTTGGCAAAGGTCGCTATTAGCAACCTAACTCGGGGGTCGCCTAAATAGAAATAAGGACTTTAAAAACATAAGACCTGTCCAACTCGGTGATGACATTAAAAGCTCTCTGCGTAAAATGCCTGAAGAATTTATTGCGAACGCTGACGAAAATCCTTTCGAAAGCTTGGGGGAGGAAACCACCACGGACTCGCAACCCGAAATAAAACCTGAAGAGGAAAAGCCCAAGGAGGGCGAAGACCAGCCGGAGGAGGCTGATAGTACTCCTAAACAAGAAGACGTTCCCTTTCACGAACATCCTCGTTGGAAAGAGCGCGAGACAAAGTTCAAAGAGCTTGAAAAAGAGCTTGCAGAGCTTCGGGAAGCCAAGAAAGACGACCCGCAACCGCTTGAACCATCTAGTGAAGTCCCCTCATGGTTCCAAAAACTATATGGAGACAACATAGATGCGTATCGGGAATACGAGAAAGTAGAGAAACAGCGTGAGGCACAAATTGAAGAGCGTGTTCTTACGAAGTACCAAGAAGCCCAGCGCAAACAGCAAGAAGAAACAACGCGCTGGAACAAGTGGGTGGATGAGGAGGTAGGTCGGTTGAAAGATGAAGGTAAGGAGTTTGAGCGCAATGAGTTTTTGAAACTCATGCTTGACTACAAGCCAACAGATGACACGGGCAATTTAGACTTCAATAAAGGTTTCACGATATACGAAGCCCTAAAGAGCAAAGATACTAAGGGTTCTGATGCTCGCAAGAAGATTGCCAACGACACTATCAAAACATCGCCCGAAACGAAAAAGGAAACTGTTTATACTCCCGAACAGCTCCGAAAGACATCATGGGGGAGCATTTAGTAACTAAACACTTAAGATTATGGCACAATTTGGAAATAGGGTGTTGACTACGACACAGGATAAATTACTTCCTAAAGTCATAGACACCGTGCTCGACTCCAACGTATTCGCTACTCGCATGCTTACGAAAGCGAAAAAGTGGAGTGGTGAGCAGTTGAAGAGACCGATTAAAATATCTAAAAACACGACTGGTACATCGTTTGCTGGGTTTGATACATTCTCAACAAGCGCAACTGACAATCGTGTGCGACTTACGTTTGATCCGAAGTTCTACCAGATGACGGTAGCACTTCCACTGACCGAGCTTTCGGCTAATGACGTGAGTGAGACCAAGGTGATCGACCTTGCAAAAGTAGAGATGGAGTCAACCGCTCACGATATAGCGGATGATGTCGGCACGCAGTTTTATGGAGACGGTACCGGCAACAGCTCGAAAGACTTTGAAGGTCTTGGAAAGATTGTTGATGACGGGACTACCTCGGCTACCTATGGTGGTCTGACTCGTGCAACTTACGATCCTTACCTAGATTCAACTGTCACTGCTTCGAGTGGTACGATGACCCTAGCGAAGATTGACACTTTGTACGATGCCATCACTTCTGGCTCACAAAAGCCAAGTGTTGCGTACACGACACAAGCAGTATTCTCTCTATTCGGACAGCTTCTTCGCCCGCAAGAGCAGATAACCAAGTCTATTGGAATGATGAAAGGTGAAGGATTGGTTGGTGGTACCGGCTTTACAGCTTTGTTCTACAAGGGTATGCCTATCCTAGCAGATGAGAAATGTACTTCAGGTGTGTTCTTCATGGTTAATGAAGACTACCTAGACTGGTACGCACTTCCTGTTGCCAAGACTGAAAAGATTAAGTTTGGCGGTGGAACTGTTGAAGGCAATGATTACGGTGAAGTGCAAGGTCTTGGCTTCTCTTGGAGTGGATGGATAAAGCCGTCTAACCAAGCAGCTGTGATCGGACATATCTATCTAGGTGGAGAACTCATCACTTGGAACCCTAAGCGACACGGAAAGCTCACGGGCATTTCGCAGATATAGCCATTATTAGCTAACGCTACACAAACATGACTAAAGAAAAACTAGGTTGGGTGATAGCGATAGTGGCTGTCCTCGCATTACTCGGAACACTAGCCTTCAAATCCAGCGACAATTTCGCTGGAGGCGCACCAGGTGGACGCTACATAGAGCAATACCTCCCCGTGGTTCAGTACAATGAGGGTATTAATACCAAGTACGGTATAGATACAGAAAGTACATTGAATGTTGACGGAGCTGCTACTTTTGGTGGCGCAGCATCCTTGACATCTACCTTAAAAGTTGGTTCATCTGGAACTAACGTCTCCCGCCTCAACCACGGCACTTGCTACCTTCGTCCTTACGCTGCCACAATCGCCGCTTCATCTACTGCAGCCGTAGACTGCCAAGCGACAGCAGGGTGGGACGCGGATGGAGCATCGGCACTCACTGGAGTAACTGACGGGGACTTCGTGCAAGCAACACTAAGCACGACCACCGCAGGTACAACCAGTAATGGCGTTGCACTTACAGGTGCGTCCGCCTCAACGACCCAAGGGTATATCGTTCTTCACGTCTCTAACTTGACGGGAACAACGTTTACTTGGCCGACAAGCGGAGCCGCCTCTGGTACAGCTTCGTATCTTGTAACTGATTAATAATTAACAATAAAAAACTATGGCTGAATCATCACTAACAGGCGCCCTGCAGATTTCAGGGCAAGACCTTACCGTGTCTTCTTCTGTTCAACAGCACGCACTTGGTGCTTATGCTGAAACATCGGATGGACGAGGGTTTCGGTATGCAAAAATCGGAGGGACCGCCACTGTTGCCGGTAGAATCTATCAGGCTCCTGCAGAGGATACTTCCAACTTCCAGAATCTCACTGTCGCTACAAACTCGGTGGGAGACACTACGGTTACTACGACAAGTACCGTGACATTAACAGCAAATCAGTTGGCTGGCGGATTTCTCGTTGTTGTTTCCGCCACACTTGGCTCGGGACGAATCTATAGAATTAAGAGTCATCCCGCTGTAACAGCCGCTGTTGTGACCTTTACTCTTGACGACCCTATTGCTGTTGCGACTACAGGTACTGTCAAGATTGACTGCCACCCAAACCCATACAGTGGGGTAATCATTACTCCAGCAGGATCGGCAACATCATGCCCCGTTGGAGTAGCAACTCATGTCATTTCAGATGGGGAGTACGGATGGCTTGCCACTCACGGTGCGGCTCCTGTTCTTTCGTCTACTGCAATGACAGTAGGAAATAACGTCATGCCTCTATTCGCTACTGCCGCAGGTGCGGGAACAGTAGCCGTTGATGGCGTGAAAGCAGACATTGGCTATGCCCTTACGGGTATTGCAACGACTGATGTCGGCTTGGTGTACCTAACGATTGACTAACCTCAATCCCCCTCTTTGGGGGTCGGTGTCCGAGGTCTCGGGCCTCGACTCCCCCAGAGGGATTATAAAAATAAAGGCTTGCAGGTGCCGTAAATTCTGCAAAAAATATGAAAGCAATTAGATTCAAGAACGATACAGATAGGGATTTTACATGGAAGTTTGATGGGATAGCGTACACGTTCAAAGCAGGACAGGAGATTTATTTGGAAGATTTCAAAGCAAATCACTTCGCCAAACATCTTATAGACAGAGAGCTGATGGAGAAAAAAGTTAGAACAGACAATCAAGTAGAGCGTAATATTCTTACAGCAAAGTTTCTTCCTGGGGATGACATGACTGTGGAGGAAGCGGTAGATAAGAACGCACGTGAAGAAGTAGAGGACAGAAAGGCAGTAATAAGAAAAGGCGGAAAGAAATTAAAGAGTGAAAAAAAAGTGGTCGAAGATGAAGAGGAATTTGCAGAGTTAAACGAAAAATAATATGCGAATAGGAACAGACGACAATCGCAATACACTCTCCAGCGTTTCTTGTGCGCCTAGTGAGACGACATTAGAGGAGACCTACGATGCAACGATTAGCAGTTCCACGACTGTAACGCTCAATTCTGCTACCAAGTTTATTGAAGTGTCTGCAATAGATAAAGGGATTTTCCTAAAATGGGGAGGCACGGCTTCTTCTTCTGACTTTGATGGATTTGTCCCGCAGAATACATCCAAGATTTACGCTATCCCAGGTGGACAGACTTCGGTGCAATTCATAGAAGAAGCCACCACAGCAAAACTTGTAGTGCTTGAGTTCTAACAATGAAATTGCTCTCTAAAAAAGAAGCAAGAAACCGTGTAGAAAAAGAGAATGAGGAATTGCTGGAAAAGAACGTACGTTTACGAGAGTTCCACAAGAAAGCGATACGCTATCTCAATGATGTGAAGGAGGACTACTCGGACGACAAGATAAAGAGGCTACGAGACTTTGAGCAATTTTGCGCTGACTTGCAACAGAAGAAGCACAAGCTACTCATAGAGCTAGAGGCGGTGGAGGATTTAATAAAAGAGAAGAAAGACTTGTTCTATGGACTCATAGAAAAGCAAGACGCGCTTGAAGAAAAGATATTCCAGCTACAGGAAAAAGAGCGCAAGCTGGATTTGAGAGAAAACTTTGTAGAGCAGGTAGAAGAAGCGATAAAAGAAAAAACCAATGCTAACCTACACATCCAGGCGTAACCTATTTGGGGATCTCGCGAACAACAGTTCATCAGCCACGCTCACACTGGCCGATACTCTAATGAACATATCGGAACGGCAGATCATCGCTGGGCGAGACTGGCCGTTTCTGGAGAAGCAATACACGCTCACGACTGTTGCCGACCAGCAGGACTACGTCCTTCCGCCTTACACTAAGAAACCCGAAAGTGTCTATATCACTGTTGGGAGTTATCGCTATGTACCGAGAGAAGTAACACTTCGCACTCAATGGGACAATCTCAACCTCACCACAGTGGAGTCTGACATCCCCACCCACTACTTTGTTTATGACGGAAATATCAGTTTTTACCCCACTCCCTCAACTGCTGGCAAGACTATCACCATAAATGCGAGGCGTATATTCAAAGACCTCACGCAGGCTGACTATACGACCGGCACGGTGGATATCATCACTAACGGGGATGAGACAGTAACTGGAAGCGGGACAACGTGGACAACACCAATGGTAGGTAGGTGGCTCAAAGTAACTCCAACTGATGTCGCCGCTACTTCCGGAGATGGTGTTTGGTATGAGATAGCATCCAGAACGAGCGCAACGGTCGTAGAACTGGTGCGGAAGTATGGCGGCACGTCTTTGACTACGGGAGCAGCCGCAGGATACATAATCGGAGAAGTGGGATTGCTTCCAGAAACCTATCAGCAGGTACCCGTCTTTGACGCCCTTGGTGTGTACTTTACCGCCCACAAACCCGATAAAGAGAAAGCACAACTCTACAAGACAATGGCGAATGACTTGCGCGGGCAGATGTTCCGAGAGTTTGCTTCAATGGAGAGTGTCGTGCTTGATCCTGATAATAGCAACGAACTGGTCGTTCAAAACCCTAACCTCTACATCACTGGATAATGGCACAATCACGCGAAATACGGATAGATCAGATATTCAAGGGAATCTCCCCATCCCAGTATTTCGGTGCGGAAGGTACATATAACGGTTCTACGGCAGTGGACTCTGACTTGCCTATAGTATCTTCGGACGTCCGAGCTTCGGGCTTCCCTGTGCCTGTGGGATATACGGATTTCTCGGGTGCGAATGTAAACGATGAAGTGGTAAGTATTGTAAACAATCCAAAGAACACTCTCACTTATGTTGCATTGCGGAATGGCAAGGTTATCTCTTACAGTAGCTCTCTCGCTTCGGAGACGCTTGTAGGGACGGTTACTGGGTCGCATATAGACTACGCCACCTACTACAACAACTACGTCTACTTTTTTGGCACAGGAGCTTCTAAAGATGACGTCTCGCGTTATGGTCCGCTTAACAACTCCCCCGCTCTTACAAACGGCGTGTGGACAGGATCAACGCTCGGCACGCAAACGGCTCTAACGAATACTACCTACCCGTCACTTAGAAGTATCAAGCTTCCTAACCATGTCGCTTTCTCACACGGAGACGGCTCGCTTTACTTCCTAGACTTCAAAGACGGGCAAGGGTTGGTACATAGAATAAACACAAAAAAGGTTACGGACGAGGGTGATACCAACGGCACAACTGTTGTGTCGGCTTATAATGCGCTTGACCTACCCTTTGGGTTCTATCCTACGTCCATAACAAATTTCTCCACTTCTCTGCTTATCACGGGTATATATACGATTGACGACACCGTCAATCAAGGACGCTCGGCTTTCGTCTTGTGGGACCCGACAGACACAGAATCATTCTATCTCGGTCCCGTATTTTTACCTGACCCGCTTTGTACTGCTTCACTCAATGTAAATGGTGTAGTACACCTGTGGACTGGCAACGCAAAAAACGGTACAAGACTATCTCGCTATCTAGGAGGTGAAAGTGTGCAGGAGATTGAGTACCTAGAGGAAAGCATGCCACCGTTCGCAGGTGCGGTAGACGCTCTCGGAAGCCGTGTGGTGTGGGGGGGGTATCAGACATATCCAAATACGGGAGCGGTGGTGTGGGCGCATGGCTCTAAGAACGCCAAAATGCCACAAGGGCTTCATTGTATCGCAAAGACAGCTTCGGCAGGTGCGACACCGATAATCACCGCTTTAAGGTACGTTTTACAAAGCTCAAACATCACACCTCAAATGGTTGTAGCGTGGAATGACGCAGATAATTCTGGAATAGATAAATACTCCACCTCGGCAACACTCGCCTCGGAGATACGCTGGATGTTCAATATAGGTAGAGATTTTGAGATAACAAAGATTTCCATACCTTTAGCAGGCGCAGTGGCGGCGAATACTAGTATTGTACCCTCTGTACTCTTAGATGACGCTTCCACAACGAAGACGTTGACGGAAATAAATAATACGAATAACTCCAGCGATAGAAAGGTGGTGTTTTCAGGTGTTGATCTAAAGGACTTCACCGGTTCAAACAATTTTATACTTAAGCTGGCGTGGACGAGTACAAATCCTCTCCCCGTGGCACTCCCCATTATCATAGAGCTTGATGTTTACGATGATGAGAACACCGCATAATGGCAAAGAAACTCAAACTTTATTATCTAGAAGATGCAAGCGACTCACTCGCTGGTTTATCTGTGGGCGATATGAGGGCGCAGATAAGCTCTCAAATCCGCAACATCCGTGAGCCGGCAGTCTTGCAGGAGGGCTACGTCAAGAGTGCTAATTTCAAAACTGGCTCGGCAGGTTGGATAATCAAGCCCAATGGTGATGTGGAGTTCAATGACGGCAACTTCCGTGGCGACATCACGGGCGCAACAGGAACATTCAGTGGGTCTTTGACAGCTGGCTCTATTCACATCCCAGACCAAAACACAACAGCTAACTCTTTCCACACCGACTCGGACGGCAACACTTGGTGGGGGGCAACCAATACTAATTTCACCGCAAACAACGATAACGCTAATGCTTATGTCCTCAAAACAGGTGTGGCGAAGTTTCAGTCTATTCAAATCGGAGGAAGCACAAGACAATACACAGTCAACGACAACGGCATATTCTCTTTCGGGGACGGCTCGGACGGCGCACTCACAACCACAGGAGATCTCACCCTTACGTCCGATAAATACTACACCAACCTTACTGTCGCCACTGGACACACAGTAAACCCAGCAGG